ATAATGAAATTTTCTATCCCAAAATACTTTCTTCAATTCAAGTATTTCATCTTGACCAGTATTCTTATCTAACCAAGTTTCACCAGTAATTTGGTTTGAACCACTACTAATAAAAGCGTCTTTGGTTGCAAAGAAAAATCTATGCATTACACAACCCTCCCGTAAATATCCCTATCTGGATTTCTAAGTTCAAATACAGCAGGTGTTGTTGATGGTCTAACTATATCATCTACAGTCGCATTACCAAACTCATAAACAAATCCATATCCCGATTCTCCATTTGTAACAAGCGACCCATCACCTTGATAATTAGATAAAGTTCTGTTACTAGAAGCTGCTGGAAAATTTTCTATATTAGAAGAATTTTGAAATAATTTTAATACCTTAATCCCAATAACTCCATCAAGACTTAAAATATTATATCTCAAATCACTTAAATTAATTGCTTGTTTAAATTGCATCTTCCCAACTTTAAAGAAATCTTTTATTACATCAATGGTTTCCAACTTAATGTCAGCTGAATTAAAACGTCTATCATGATTAACTTCAAAATTAACTCCAAAATTTACATGATAACCAGAAAATATAGTATTATTTAAATCAAATCCGAAATCCAAAGAGTCATTTATCATTCTAAATTGTTCTAAATAATATCTTAAATTATTCAATATCAACAAAGGAGTTTGTACTAATTGTCTATTTTGATTATAAGATAAAGTATATATTTTTAACCCACTTATATTATCCAATCTATGAACATAACACTTAGCAATATTACCAAACTTAGCTGGTAAATTAAGAATTCTTGCTTGATAATCTTCTCTAGTCACACATCTTAATTGTGAAGCAAAATGAGTTTTTGCATTTTCCCTAATCTCATCAACAGTCTGACCATCAGTTCCGCCACTTGCTGGTTCTGGATTATTTACAGTTATAGTTACTCCGGAAGGGGCGTTCTGTACTTCCGTTACTTCACCGGCTTGTGCATTAGCATTTGGTCCACCACCAACTCTATAAGTTACAGTCATTATAGTATTAGCAGGAGTCTCACCTAAATTTAATGAATTATTTGCAGCCAAATTATTAATACTAGCATTTATTACCGAACTTGGAACGCCAGATAAGTTTACACCTTGTTGCTCAATCATAGAAAAAAGACTAGCACCAGAAGAACCCGACATGTTTAGTCTATACAGGCCATTCCCGAATTGCAACTTTGTATTATTAGTATCTGGATCAACTTTCTTAACAAATTTCTTATTGGTCTTAATATATTCTATAGTATATGGTATATCGATAGATGCTGTTATTCTGTTTACAATATTTTGATTTTGAGCATGACCCCTACCATCAATTGAATAATGACTTTCTTTAAGTATTCTATCTTGTGTTAAATAATCTACTTCATACCACTTATTACCTGAACTATCTTTTACATTTAATATTTCAACCACATTAGTCACACCCAAATCCAATTCTAAAAATTTTGTTGGACTTGATATAGTAAAAGATTTTGTTTTTGTTTCGGCTGAAATTGCCTGAACATATCTCGTTAAAGTATAACCAGTAGCTTCACCATTTGAATTAAAAGAAGTTGGTGGTCCAACAGGAGGTACATCTGGTGAGCCAGAAATTGTAAAATCTATCTCACCCAACGTCTCAAATTTTAATTCAGTATTAACATTTGATTTAACTTGTAAACCCACACCAATTGGTGATTGTAAATTAATAGGTAAACTACCATAATCTGGTTCATAAGTACTACTATCAGCATCAATATTAGTAGTGACCTTCAATTTAACTAAAGCTGCAGTTGATGGTGTAGTTTTATATCCCATAAACTCGGCAAGCCGTCTAACATTTCTCTTCTCAGTAGCAGTAGCTAAAACATTTTCTTTATAATTATAATCTATATAATAAGACAATACATCACCGACATAACTTGCTAATTCAATTAACATCATACCAGGAGACGTTTCGTTAAAATCTTTATAAGTGTCTGGAAAATAAGCTTTGGTGTATTCAACCAAGTCCGATTTAATCGTAGAAAAATCTTTACTTGTATAATTAACATTAGATGGTTTAAACTTTTGTTTTTCTGAATATGGCATTTTTTTACTCCAACACAACCCCAACAGATTCTAAAGAATTGGGTGCTTTCTTAATATTAAATACTATGTTAATGTTAATTTTATTCCTATCTTCAGTGATCGAATTAGTAATTACTTCAATATCTCTCAACTCAACGAATGGAAGCCAAGTTTCAAATGTATCCACTATATCATTTTCAATTTGAATTTTCGTATCTTCTGTAATTTGTTCAAATACAAATCGTTTTAAATTCATTCCCAAAAATGGTTGAAATAATCTTTCACTTCTTTCAGTCTTTAATAAAAGCTTTATATTATTTTTAATTGCATCAATAGTAGTTTTACTTGTTTTAAAATACCCATCACTAGAATTTGGTACACGTCCAAATGGAAAATCTATACCAACACTTACTCGTGTATCTTGATCCTCAATAAATCTATCTTTTCTTCTATCAAATATTGGCATTTTATACTAATTCCATTATGTCCGTTTCCTCGATACCTATTTCCGAAGCCATCGATTCAACTCCAGCAACAGGATTCATTGAAGATGGACCTAATTTTTGTGCTTTAACTGACACCGTTAATTTAGTTGGAAGTAAAGTACCAGGTCCAGTTGGAGTCGCAACAGGCAAAGGTTGGGTAATTACTGAAGCTTCCATTTTTTTAATAGAAAACGTTTGAGCAACAATAAAATCCCTGATTGCGATTGACAAATCTTTTGCTAATTGATCAAGTTTTTCTTCTGCTTTTTTATCAAACGTATCTTTATATCCAGATTCGCCTGGTTTATTACCATCTTTATCAATAACTTTTTTGGGATCAGATGGAAACACTTCTTTACCTTTATTATCAAGATAAGATAAATTTTTTCTTATAGCAGTTTTTATTTTAGTTTCAAGACCCATTTTTAAATCTCGCCTTCTCATCTACTTTTTTCATTACATCAGAATAATCTTTATTAAATGCTTTTGCTAAATGATCAGGTAGTTCTTTTGCATTATCCATTACTGATTTAGTTTCAGATTCCGATTCTATAGATTTCCAATCATCAGATTGTGCCGTTTCGGTCAACATCTGATTCAATACTTTATCTTTAGTTTTTGGAATAGACACATTAGAATTAGAATTACTTGCAAATTTTGTGTGTTCTGGAACACGTTTTATTTTCGTTGTTTTGCTTGTAACTTTATCTAAACTAACAGTATTACTCTTAACTACTATTTCTTTTAACTCTTTACGAAGTCGAGAAAAACTATAATCTAATTCTTCTCTTACTACTTCTCTAATTAACTTTTTAAATACAGATAACTTCATTTTATTAACTCCTATTTGTTTCTATGAAATGATGGTTGCTAAAAAATGTAGCACCACCAGTTGTTCTATCACCCAAGGGTTTTTCTTCTTCAACTTGAATATTATATCCAGGATCAGGTGATTCTGGTGTACCTCCGGGTGGTGGCATCATTCCTAAATTAAATTCTTGCATTATTTTTGTAATGTCTGCTAACAATGGACTCGAATCTTGTTTCATTAATGGTATTGGAACTCCTTGAACTAAAGCACGAGAATCATTTATTAATCTCAATATGCTCACCAACAGTCTTCTGAGTTCTTCTCCCAATACCATAGGTTGAGATCGCTGTTTAGCACTCTTACCTATATAAATATTCTTTGACTCTAATACTGTGAATCCTTTATTTGTTAATGTAAAATTATTTCCAGCACCAAAATTTATATTACGTTTTGCTGACATGGTTAAATCGCCACCATTTTCTCCTTGAGCATCAAATGTAATTCTATCAGAGAACATTATTATCTGATCATATTCAGTTTGTTCTTCTGAAGTTTCTTTTATACTACCATAATCTATATGAAATCTATCCTGTAATCCAATGCTTTTTTCAACTGTCCCACTTATCTTATCATTTCCAGCACAAATTGGAAATCCTTTATAACCACTTTCCTTCGATTCATATCCTTTTATTATTACTTTATTTGACGATAAGTCTGTAAAATCTGGAAAATAATCTGATATTTGACCGATTGATAATAATCCCATAATAGATCCATTGTTCGCCCCTTCTGACCCTGCGCCATTATTATTAGCAACAACAATATAAGGATTCACAAATCTTGTACCAAACCTAATACAATTACCATATCTACCTTCAAGAACCAAATCTGTTACATTTGAATCCAATTCCACATCAGAACCTATTTCACCAAAACCCATACCAAAAGGCCTATCCAAATCGTAATTTTTGTTTTTACTAACTTTACTAATATCTGTCACAAATGGATAATTCATATTATATCCGCCAGGCGAATCTTTAGCTTCCGTGTAAAGCTTTAATATATTATACCAATCATCTGGGGTATAATTAGGATCATTCGTAGTATTGAGAGGCCCAAGATAATAATATTTTTTTGAATGACGTGGTATTTCCGTATAAATTATCGAATCACCTCTTGTTATGGAATCACTAAAACCCCGAAATAAAGGTCTGGCTATAAGATTTGACTTATGTGGATGGAGAAGTGGGTCCTCAAACGTAGATGTAAATATAACACATTGACTAACATTTTTTGGTACATCATTGATCGGTTCTATATGATCTTCTATATCTTTCATTGCATTT